AAATATTATACCAGACTCGTTTAAATTGGAACTGTTATCAGGCACGCATAACTTTGCAAGTGGAGGAGATACCTTTAAAATTGCTTTGTATGAAACAACCTTAGGTCCTCCCTATACAACTTCCTCAACCGTTTATAGTACTGACAATGAAGTAAGTTCTTCGGGTACGGGTTATGCGGCAGGAGGACAAGCATTAGATGGTCAAGGAGTGAGTGTTCCAGGAAGCAACACCGCTACTGTAGATTTTACCAATGAAGTTTTTTCTACTGTAACATTAACTTCATTAGGCGCGGCTATTTATAATTCTACTAACAGTAACAAACTTTGTTTAGTTATAGATTTTGGTGGAGCTAAAGTAGCAACTGCGGGAGATTTTACAATTCAATTTCCAGCCGATGCAGCATCCACCGCAATTATAAGGGTAGCATAATATGGCATTAGTAATAAATAATAGGGTAAGAGAAACAACTGCAACCACAGGTACGGGAGCCGTGACTCTGGCAGGAGCGGTCGATGGTTTTCAAACCTTTGCAGCTGGAATTGGAAACAGTAATACGACTTACTATGCTATCTCATTAAATACTGCCAACGAATGGGAAGTAGGATTAGGGACTTTAAATGGTGATAGTTCAACATTAACTCGAACTACAGTTTTGGAAAGTTCCAATGCTGATTCAGCGGTAGATTTTGCTGCAGGCACAAAAGAAATTTTTTGTACTTTACCCTCAGAAAAAGCAGTTTATTTAGATGCAAGTGATGCTCAGGTAGGAGGCTTTAGTAGTCTTGCTGATGACGGTTCGCCCCAATTAGGCGCAAATTTAGATGTTGTAACTTATGATATAGTTTCGACTTCAGACAGAGATATTGATATAATTCCAAACGGAACAGGCGATGTTAATCTTGGAGCAGATACAGTTCAGGTTGGTGATAATGATGCCAATGCAACAATTACTACGCAAGGCACAGGAGATTTAATTTTAAATACAAATAATGGAACTAATGCTGGGAATATAACATTACTAGATGGAGCAGATGGAAATATAAGTATTACTCCAAATGGAACAGGAGATGTGGTTCTTGCGGCAGATTCAGTTTCAGTAGGAGATGCGGCAGCGGCGGCAACCTTAACTTCAAATGGTGCTGGAACTTTAACTCTAACTACTGGTGGTACAACAGATTTAATTCTCAGTACAAATAGCGGAACTAATTCAGGAACAATAACAATTACTGATGCTGCCAGTGAAGCAATTACTTTAGCACCCAACGGAACTGGAGTAGTAGATGTTCAAGGTTCAATGAACCCATCTGTGTCTTCAACAGGTAAATCATTAGTAATGGGATTTTAATTAGGAGAAAAATATGGCAAGTGAAATAATGGCAGTAAAGTTAATTAAAGAACTTACAGATAGTGAAGTTGATTTACTTACGGTAACATCTGGACATACTTATACGATACTTAATATATCTATTTGTGAAACGGCAGGAGCCGCAGAAACTTTTGATTTATATGTGCGTGACGACGCGGGCGCCAACGATTATGAAATTTATTCTGATCAAGCCCTAGCTGCTAATGCAACTTTTGAACATACTACCAGGATTGTCCTTCAAACAACCGATGTGCTTTCAGCTAAATTAGGTAGCGCAGGAAATGTGGACGTTGTTATTAGTTATTTAGATCAAACATTATAGGAGATAAAAATTTATGAGCGGAAAAGTAGGAGATAATGTCTTCAGAGCTTCAGGAGTTATTGCTGCTGCGGCTGCTGGAAGAACAGGAACGGTTAATTGGTGTACTACACCAAAGACAGGAAATTTTACAGCAGATGATGCAACAGGATATTTTGTTAATACTTGTGGAGGAGCTATTACAGTTACATTACCAGCATCACCTACTGCTGGAACTATAATTGCAGTAAAAGACTACGCAGGTACTTGGGGAGCTGCTTGTAAAGCGGTAACTCTAGGAAGAAATTCATCAAAAATTAATGGCGGTTGTTCCGATGCAAATTTAACTACAGAGTCACAATCAGTAACAATGATTTATGTGGATGGAACTAAAGGTTGGCAAGATATTCATGATTCTGAAGCTGGTGTTGCAGGAGCTTCTCCATATAGCGTTGAATATTTAGTAGTAGCTGCAGGAGCTGGTGGAGCTGCACCTCCTTGTTACGCAGGTGGCGGTGGAGGAGCAGGTGGCTATAGAACAGGTACTAGTTTTACAGTAAGTCCTTGTTGTAGTTATGCAATAACAGTAGGAGCTGGTGGAGCTGGTGGTACAACTACCACTGGAGGTGCGGTTGGTAACAATGCAATTTTTTCCACAATAACATCAACAGGTGGCGGTGGAGGATCTGGTACGTACGCGGACTCTGTCCCAACTAGTCATGGCGGCTCAGGAGGAGGTGCTGGAGGCGGTTCAGAAGGACCCCCTGATGGCGGTCCTGGAGCAGGTAATGATCCACCAGTAAGTCCACCTCAAGGAAATGCTGGAGGCGCAGGATCTGTAGGTAGTATGAACATTCAATCAGGCGGCGGTGGTGGAGCCAATGCTGCTGGACAAAGTAATCCAGGACCTAATGATGGTGGAGATGGAGGAGCAGGAAGACCATCAGATATATTGGGTTGTACACCCACAGCATCAAGTTATGGAACACCAGGACCAGCACCAGGAAGATATTTTGCTGGAGGTGGTGGTGGAAGAGGAGGTTGGAATAACAATGTTGGTACAACTGGTTGTGGTGGAGCAGGTGGCGGTGGAGGAACCCCCTCCGCTGATTCTGGAACCGTAAATACAGGTGGAGGTGGCAGTGGAAATAGATATGGTACTGCTGGTAGTGGAGGTTCGTCGGTTGTTATGCTTAAATATGCAACAGCTTGTGCTTCTGGTTCTATTGCAGGAGGAACCGAAGTAACTTGTGCTACAAATTCAATTAGAATATTTACAGCAGATGGTACTTTTATACCATAAGAATTATGGCACATTTCGCAAAATTAGGAATCAACAGTAAAGTTATTGCAGTCCATGTTGTAGATGATAAAGACTGCCTTAATGCCGATGGGATTGAAGATGAAGAAATTGGCAGACAATTTTTAGAAAGAATCTTTCACTGGCCTTTATGGAAACAAACATCTTACAATACTCATTCTGGTGTACACGTAGGGGATAAAACTCCATTCAGAGGCACCTACGCTGGTATAGGTATGACCTATGATGAAGATAATGATATTTTTTTTGGTCTACAACCTTTTCCTAGTTGGATTCTAAATACTACAACTGCAAAATGGGAACCCCCAAACCCTCCAGGACCTAGTCCCGATGACGACCAAAGTTATGTTTGGAATGAAGCTAGTAAAATTTGGGAGTCTTTCGGTCAGATACTCCATACTAAAACTCCATAATTGATCTTACTGTAAAATTTGGTATAATCCTACTGGATATGCAGAAGAAAGTTTTATCAGAAATAGATATATATACAGGAAGCGCCGACTGTCCAAAAAATTTTGAAATTGATAGAAAGACAATTAAAAATTCTATCCTTCAATCTTATGCTACTGGAAAACGAATCAGTAATAATTCTAAAGACTATTCTTATTTAGATTATTTTATCCCATCTTCCAAACCGCTGAGGTTGTTACAAGATTATATAAGAGATCACTTTAATGGTGATTGTCGGAAGCACCTTATTTTTAAAGCTGAATGGGGTAATGTTTATAAACATGATGAGCAATCTTTTTTAAGAACTACTGTAGAACCTTTAAATTTAAAAGGTTCACCAGATTATACCCTTGTTTATGGCGTGGATATAGGCGATCAATCCTGTGATATCATTATAGAGTATAATGATAATCGTAGAGCTAACCGAACATGGCATATCCCTATGAAAAATAATCATTTTATTATGTTTCCTAGCATACAAAAATATTTTATTACTCCTAACCAATCTAAACAACTTAACATTTTTTTAACTATCACTTATGAATCTATTTAGTTATTATTGGTATTTTCAATCTGCTGTTCCACCTAGAATATGTGATATGATTGTGCAATATGGGAAAGCAGAAAAGAAAAAAGAAGTTCGAGCATTTACTGGTGATTTTGGGAGAAATAGAGATTTAGAAAACCAACCTTTAACCAAAGAAGAAGTAAAAGATTTAAAAAAGAAAAGAGATTCTAATATTGTTTGGATGAGTGATCGTTGGATATATAACGAAATTCAACCTTATGTTCGTATAGCCAATAAAAGTGCTGGTTGGAATTTTAATTGGGACTGGTCGGAAGCATGTCAATTTACTAAATATAAAAAAGGACAATATTACGATTGGCATTCTGATAGTTGGAAGAAACCTTATGCACAGAAGGGAGACGCAAAAGGAAAAATTAGAAAACTATCAGTAACTCTTTCTTTGACAGACCCAGAAACATATAAAGGAGGAGAATTAGAATTTGATTTTAGGCAACAAGACCCTAATAAACCTAGAAGTACAAAAATTTGTAAAGAAATATTGCCCAAAGGTTCTATAGTAGTATTTCCTAGTTTTGTTTGGCATAGAGTAAAACCCGTAACGAAAGGAGTAAGGTATAGTCTAGTGGTTTGGAATCTAGGTTATCCATTTAAATGATACAAGGAAGTCATAATCATGTGAAGTTTAGTAGTGCTATTTATTTCAGTACTCCCGTGTGGACAGCGACATGTCCGCTGTTTATTGAACCGATGTTAAAATTAACAGATCGGTATTTAAAAAAATCAAGAAAAAAGATTTTACAAAAGGCTTTAAAAGAAAGAGATAAACAATTGGATGTAAAATTAGATGACTTTGGTTTATCTAATCATTCCGAATCTTTTAGCGCCGATCCCCAAGCTAAAGAGTTTGTAGATTTTTGTGGTCAGCGTTCTTATGAGTTTTTAGATTGGTGTGGATTTGATTTAAGAAATCATAGCCTACATTTTACCGAATGCTGGGTTCAAGAATTTTCGCATAAAGGAGGAGGTCATCATAATACTCATACTCATTGGAATCAGCATGTATCTGGATTTTTCTTCTTAAAATGTAGTGAGAAAACTTCTCTGCCTGTTTTACATGATCCAAGACCTGGAGCTTTAATGACTAAGCTTCCTCAAAAGGATGGAACTAAAATTACTTTTGCTAATGAAGCGGTTCATTATAAAGTTAAACCTGGAATGATGGTTATTATTCCTGGCTATACTCCTCATCAATATCCTGTTGATCTGGGATTAGAACCTTTTAGATTTGTGCATTGGAATATTCAAGCTGTTCCCTCTGCGATCTCTAAACTAACCTCAATGAAAAAAGATGAAAATAATAGATAATTTTTTAGATAAAGAAAGTTTTTTAAAATTACAATATGAAACAGTATTATCAAACCTATTTCCTTGGTATTTTCAAGACGTTAAAGATTTAGAATATGGGGATAAAAAAAACCATCTCGATTTAAATCAAGGTCAATTTAATCATGTTTTCTATGACAACTATGGACCTGCTTCAGAGTGGTTTCCTCTACTACAGCCTTTATTAAAAAAATTAAAAGTAAAATCATTAATAAAAATAAAGGCAAATTTAATTCCTTATTCATCAAAATTCTATGAAGGATATTATCATACCGACACGCCCCTCTCATGTTTAAGCGCTATTTATTATATAAATAGTAATAATGGCTACACTCGTTTTGAAAAAAATAATAAAAAAGTAGAATCTAAAGAAAATAGAATCGTTATGTTTGATTCTGAACTGAAACATCGAGGCACTAATACAACTGATCATAAAAAAAGAGTCGTTTTAAACATTACTTATTTTTAATATGAGTTTCCAAAAAAATAAATATACAGTATTAAAAAAAGCTATTAGTCCATCACTAGCAAAATTTATGACACAATATTTTCTTTTAAAAAGAAAGGTTGCGAGAAAACTTTTTGATGAAAAATACATCTCACAATTTACTCCTGAATTTGGTGTTTGGAATGATAAACAAGTACCCAACACCTATTCTCACTATGCAGACATTGCGATGGAAACTTTATTGACTTGGGTTCAACCCATTATGGAAAAACATACAGGCTTAAAATTATCTCCTACTTACTCTTTTGCAAGAATTTATAAAAAAGGAGATATATTAAAGAGGCATAAGGATAGATTTAGTTGTGAAATATCTACAACCTTAAATCTCGGGGGAGATAAATGGCCCATCTATCTCAGTCCTAATGAAAACGTAGGTTCCCCTGATGGTAAAAAAATAACGGAAAGAAGTAATGCGAAAGGAATAAAGGTTGATTTAAAACCTGGAGATATGCTTATTTATTCTGGGTGTGAATTAGAACATTGGAGAGAAGCTTTTGAGGGTAAAGATTGCGTGCAGGTCTTTTTACATTACAATCCTGCTGATTCAAAAACAGCTAAAGAAAATGAATTTGATAACCGTCCCCATTTAGGACTTCCTTCCTGGTTTAAAAAGTGATACTAGTAAAAAGGGAGTGTCCAGACTCCACCAATCACCCTGGACACTCTCTTTTTTAGGAATTTTATATGTTAGGACTTTCAGCATTCGCAGAGCAAGCTTTTGGAGCTACAGTAGCTCATCAAGGAGTTGTAGTTATTGTTACTGGCAGCGGAGTTACCGTTTCACAAGGCACACCTACCTATGCTATTTCATCAACAATTACCGTTACTGGCAGTGGAGTTACCATTTCTAGCGGAACGGTTACCTTTACCATCAGTGGATCGGTGTCACCAACAGGAAGCGCAGTAACAATTTCTACTGGCGCAGCCGATGTGAATGTGATAACGTGGAATGTAATTGATACAGGTGCAACTCAAACCTGGACCAATCTAGACCCTTTATAGGAGAATTATGGCATCGACATATACTACAAATTTACAATTAGAAAAAGTAGCCACAGGTGAAAAAGCTGGGTTATGGGGAACCGTTCAGAATACTAATTTAGAAATATTAGAACAAGCTTCGAGTGGATATTTATCGGTCGACGTTGCTTCAGGCGATGTCACATTGTTATTGAATGATGGAGCGACTTCTACTGGTAAAAATCTATTCTTTACACTAACAGGAACACTGGCGGGTAATCGAGAATTCATTATGCCTGCTACAGCCGAAAGAATCTTTATTGTTAAAGATTCAACGGACCGTTCTTCAAGTGATTATACTTTAACCGTTAAGACGGCTTCAGGTACAGGGTATATAATGCCTGTAGCTGCAACTGCCTTGGTCTACTCTGATGGAACGAATACGACTTTGGGGATGCTGCAAAAAAGTTATGTCACTCATACGACGGCTTATACCGCCGTTGCTGGTGATCAAATTTTTTGTGACACCAAGACAACCGATGCATTTACCGTTAGTCTTCCTGCGGGAGCGACGGGATCCGAAGTAACGTTGATTGACAGTCAAAATTATTTTGCTTCAAACAATCTGACTATTGATTCTAATGGGTCAGAAAAGATTAATAGTTCAGCAAGCGATTTAACTCTTAATACTAACGGTCAAGCTATTACGTTGGTATATGCCAATGCTACAGTAGGCTGGATATACAAAACAAATAGTGCATCGTAGAGGCTAACCGAATGCCACTCGTAGATTTTAAAGTACTTCCAGGAATTGATAAACAACAGACTCAGGTTGGCGCTGACAGGCGCTGGGTGAGTTCTGATAATGTTAGATTCCGATATGGCCTTCCTGAAAAAGTCGGAGGATGGTCTTCTCTTTTAACAGACACCATTGTGGGTGTCGCTAGAGCTCAACACTCTTTTGTCGATCTGGATGGTAATCGGTACGTGGCCATCGGAACCGATAAATTTTTACTTATTTATTTTGAAGGAACGCTTTACGATATCACTCCAATTGCAGCGACTACTTTTGGAAGTTCTACTTTAGCAACGGATAGTACTACTGTTAAAACATGTACCATTACAACAACTTCTGCCCATAGTTTATTAGCAGGGGATATTATACAATTGGATGCAGTCACTTTACCTGGAGGTACGGGTTTAACCGATGCTCAATTT